AGGAAGGCGAGCGAGAAGGCGCCCTTGTAGGTCGTCGCCGCCATCGTCACGGTCGTGTTCCCGAAGGAGCCAGTTCCCGAGTAGGTCCCCGTCTCGACACAATGGCCGCCACCGAGGCCCGAAGTGTCCGAGGAATCGAACCGCTCGGTGAGCGACGCGAGGTTCGCGTTGGTCCATGCCGAGCAGTTAGCCGTGCCAGTCGAGTTCACCGAAGTGCCCTGGACGAGGACGACGAGCGCATTGGCGACGCCGGTGGTGCAGCCCGGAACCACACCGGAGGTGTCGTTGGCCGCGGAGTCGTTGCCGCTGCCGATGCAGACTGCCGGACTGTCAGTGTACCGCGCGTCCGAGATTCGGTGCAGCGCGCAGGTCGTGTGGTCACCCGAGTCGGCCACGACAGGTGCCGCAGTCCAGCTGGACCCGCGCACCCAGAACACGGCTGTCCGCTGACCGGGGTCGGTGGCCGCCGTGCCGGCACTCTGGGGGCTTCCCGTGACTTCTGTGAAGCCGTTGGCCGTCGAGAGGCTGATGGCCTGATTCTCGCTCGTCGCCACCAGCAGGATGATGTCGTTCTTCCCAATGGTCCCGAGGCTCGTGGTGGAGGGCGTGCAGGTGCCAGTGCTGGCGGTGACGGTGCTGGAGCCGTTCGCACCCCAGGCGACCGCCAGGGCGCGCAGCGGCGTCAGGAGCGCCAGGAGAAGCGCGAGCCGGCGCATCACTCGGAGTAACCCGCCAACGTGCAGGAGAAGGCTGACGAGCCCGAAGGCTTGCAGCACACCGCGTTGGCCGAGGCCGGCGCCAGCGGCGAGGAGTCGAGCGGGATGACCGCTCCTCCATTCACCCCGAGGTAGATGGTGCTGGTGAGCGCTGTCTGCCCGGTCCCGCAGTTCGTGCCGGTGCCGTAGACCACCTGGAGCGTCTGGGCAGTGGGGCCATTCGAGAGGACGATGTGCGTGACGTAGTGGACGGTGGAAGCCGTCAACGCCTTGCACTCGGTCAGGGCCGTGATTCCACTCTGCGCGCAGGACCAGGTGGTCGGGTGCGTGGCGCGTGTGTAGAGCCGCCCCTTGCCGTCTACGACGAGTGCGGCCCGGTTGCCGTCCGTCCGGGTCGGCATCGTCGAGCTGGTCTCCACCACCGCCGGCAGCACGTTCACATTGTTGGAAGCAGCGGCGGCATTGTCGGCGCTCGCGCCCACCACCGTCGCGTTGAGGCTGGAAGCCGTGGCCTGAGAGACCGCCACGTTCGCCTGGTCCGATGCGATGGTCACCCGCATCGAGCCGGTGCCGGTGTTGCCCGCGCCCATCAGCGGAGTCACCCCGTTGATTTGGGCGACGTTGGTGCTCTGGTTTGCCGCCAGCGACCAGCTTCCGCTCTGAGTCACGGCCAGCGTCGAGAGGAAAGCCGAGCCATCGGAGAGCCTGCAGGCGAGAGGCGCTGCAGCTGTGGTGTGTGAATCCGACGTGTTCACTGTTGCGGCAATCGAGACAGGCTGGGTGGCCTGCCAGAAGGTGCCGCTCACCGGCTGCGTCGCCTGCCAGAAGGTGCCGCTCACTGGCTGGGTGACCGCCGAGCCATCCACCTTCAGCCCGTTCGCGGTCCCGGTCATCCCGGTGAGGTTGCCGCCGACGTTCATTCCCACGTAGTCGGCCTTCGCCGGCACGGCGGCGCCGGTCGCGCTGACGCTGGTCGGGTCGGAGGCCGAGCCCCCTGCGATGCGCACCACGAGCCCGGGGTCACTGGCTCCAGGTGCGGTCGTCATTACCTTGCCGGGCACCATGTTGGTGCCGTCCGTGAAGCCCGCCGCGGTGCCCGACGCGGGGAAGGCCGAGCTGAAGCTGGAGCTGGTGCCGCCCGCAGCTGCGCCTCCCCGGATGTACACGTCCAGTGCGTTGTGGTCTGCGTCGATGCTGGACCCGGTGATGTCCATCGCGGAGGTTCCGCCCTTCGCGCCTCCCCGATTGATGGCCTTCGTGGTGCCCCCGGTCAGCGTCGAGTCCTGCGCCGCGCCGGTCGGCAGGGGCAAGGAGGCTGCACTCACCGGCTGGGTGGCCTGCCAGAAGGTGCCCGAGACGGGCACCGCGCTCTGGTTCGAGGCGATGACCACGGGCGAGGAGTTCGCCATCGTGGCTTGCCCCAGCGCCGGGGTCTTGGTGTTGAGCGTCGAGAGAGTGCTCTCGGTGGCAGCGCCCGTTGGGAGGGGCAGGGAGGAGGCCGACACGGGCAGCGTCGAGATGAACGCCGCTCCGTCCGAGAGCCGGCACGCCAGTGGTGCCGCAGCGGTGGTGTGGAGGCTCCGGGTGCGGAGCCATCCCGCGAGGTCCTGGCTGAAGGGGTTGTCCGTTCCTTCCGAGTAGCTGGGCGCGCTCGCGGTAGCCTTGGCCGAGCTGGAGGCATTGATGGTGCCCCCGATGCGCAGGTTCCCGGACAGGTCTTGGGAGAGCGGCTGGTCGGTGCCCTCGGAGTAGCTGGGCGCGCTCGCGGTGGCCTTGGCCGTGGTCGAGGCGCTGATGGTGCCCGAGATGTCGAGCCCCTTCTTCCCTCCTCCCAGGTCGGTGACCGTGGCGCAGCGACCGTTCGCGTTGCACGCCTGGGTCTTCCCGATGACCTGGGCGCGAGCGCAGAAGGGCACGAGGAAGGCCCCGAGCACCAGGCCCAGCACGAGAGCCAGGCTCCACCTGTCGAGGCGCGGTGTCAGCTCCCACTCTTGCTTCAGGTTCATCGCAGGCTCCCATCGACTCGGACGGCCACCAGGTCCACGGTGATGCTCCCCGACGAGACACCGACCCCCTTGCACGCCATCGTGAAGCGCCCTCGGCGCCCCTGCACTTCGATGACGCCGATGCAGGCTCGCTGCTTCCCGGCCACGTCCTCGGGCACTCCGAGGCTGCCCAGCGGGGCGTAGCTCCAGGCGGCGTGAATCGGCTCGTAGCGGAAGCCGGCGAGCGCTCCGGTGCCGTTCAGCGTCTCCCCGTCCGCCGCGGAGAGGAAGACGATGATGGCCTCCGTCCCTTCGAGCGGCAGGCCCTCGGTGGCAGCGGAAGGGTCCGCCTCGGTGCTGCTCTGCGTGCTCCGCACCGAGCCGATGTGCGGCGCGTTGAAGAGCGCGTTCCAGGTGGTCATGGCCTACACCCGGCCACTCGGAAGGATGGGTGAAGGCGCCGCCGCCTGCGCCTTCACCCTGGAGCGGTTGCGGGTGTAGGTGACGAGCGAGACGATGATGATGGCGCAGCCCGAGAAGACCAGGGCCAGCCCGATGTAGACGTGCAGCGCGCGTCCTAGCGCGCCCACCGCCATCACCGCCATCCCGATGAACAGCCCGGCGATAGCGAGCTGGAACTCGGTGCTGTTCTTCCCTTTCGTGATTTCGCGTGGCATGGACTACCTCCCCTTGCCCTTCCGCTTGCCCTTGCACGGCATCAGCATCACCCCGCTTTCTGGAACGGTGGCACCACCACGGGCGGCGGCGAAGCCGGCTGCTGCACCGAGGGCGGCACCGCGGCAGCCGCCTGGGCGGCCTCCGCGCCCTGCTGCACCGCCTCGCCGGTCGCGCGCATCGCCTCGGCCTTCGCCATCTGTGCCATCAGCACCCTGCGCTCCTTCGAGCGCTGCTTCACTTCTGCCTCAGAGAGCAGGGTGTCCGCCGGCACGCCGAGCCGCTTCGCGATGTTCCGCACCGACATCACCGCGTCGAAGATGTCGTCCACCTCGCGGAACTCCATCTTCTTCAGGGCGGCCACGTAGGACGCGAGCCGTTCGATGGCCGCCACCTCGTCGGTGCGCTGCGCGCGGGAGAGCGGACCCTGGTACTCGATGCTGAAGGCGCCTCCCTTGCTCCTCACCTGGGGAGGCATCACCGGCAGCTGGTTCGCCCGGAACAGGATGGCGACCACCCCGAGAATCATCGGGGAGAGGCAGTCGCTCGTGAGCCGGGCCAGCGTGGACCCCAGCACCCGGTTCATCAGCTCGTAGCGGACCTGCACCTCGGTGGCCGTCATCTGCGGGCTGTCCTTCAGCTGCAGCTCGTCGGTCTTGAAGATGGAGCGCACCTGGTTGCGCAGGTCGTTGATGTCGAGCTGGGCCACGTCGAAGCGGTAGTGGTTCGCCGGGGTCAGCGGAAAGATGTCGTCCTTGGACAGCGCCACCGTCTGCTTCCCGGGCCGCATGTCGAGGTCGGAGAGGATGCCCCGCTGCGTCACCCCGAGCGGCGGGTCCACCGCCTTCGCCATCGCGTTCTTCACCAGCTGCATCACCGCGTTCAGGTACTTCACGGTGGGCAGCGCGATGATGCCCGGCCCGTGGCCCCACTTCGAGTTCGCGGTCTTCTCCCACGGCACCACGAAGACCGGCATCTCGTAGAAGCCTCCCTCCTCGCCCAGCCGGTCCGCGGTTTCCATCAGGAAGTAGGTCGAACCGTAGGGCCGGCGGTCGGGAGGGAGCGGGGCTTCCTTCTTCATCCCCTTGTACTCGTCGCGGCACCAGATGGCGTAAACGACCTCCATCTTGTCCACCGCGCCGCTCGGGAGCATCGCCTTCGCCTTGATGTGCTCGGGCACCTTGTCCTTGAACCGCTCGACGATTTGCACCGGGGTCCACCACAGCGAGCGATACCAGCGGTAGACGCCGCCACGGGAGTCGGGCTCGTAGAAGACCTCGCGGATGGGCACCCCGGTGAAGTCGAGGCCCTTCCACGTGGCCTCGTCCAGCGGCTCGACCGCGATGCACATCGTCCCCGCGCCGGTCAGCTCCTGGTAGCTCACTGCAATCTCGGTGTTGAAGTCCGAGTCCTGCAGGGCGTCGAACACGATGTCGCCCACCTTGTCGAGCCAGGCCTGTGCGTCGTTGTCGTTCTGCAGGTCCTTGTCCCGGAAGGTGAGCCGGAACCAGCGAATCGCGGGACTGGTCACGCTGCCGTGGATGTTGGCCGCCAGCTTCTGGTTGCCGTCGATGGCCGTGAAGTCCCAGACCTCGTACCGCTTCCACTCGACCGCGTGCTCGTCGTCGGCTGCGCGCGAGGTCCGCGCCCCGCCGAGCGGCAGGATGAAGCGGTCCACCTGGTCCCAGACCTCTTCGATGGAACTGCGCTCGGAGCGAAGAGCCTCCACCCTCCGCTTCAGGAACTGCAGGTCCATCGGCATGTGCCCTCCTAGAAGCCGCTGCGGATGGTCTTGAACCTCGGAGTCACCTTCTGCGGCGACATCCCTTCCACGGCTCTCCGGTCCTCGCCCATCCCGACAGCTGCGTACTGCAGTGCTTCAGCGACGTGAGAGTACTTGTTCTTCTCGGGCTGGTCGTGAAAGCGGTCCTCACCCGAAACCTGCAGCCGGCGATAGCAATACCCGCCCTGCATCGCTTTCCGCAAGACCTTGCAGCGAGGATGGATGACGAGAGCCGGCCGCCCCAGCATCGTGAGCCTGGTCAGGAGCCCGGCCACCGCTTCCCGACGAAGCGTGAAATCGTTGGTGGGAGCGGGGCTCACGGGCAGCCCGGCCGCCCGAACGATGTCAAAGGGCGTCCGCTCGTCCGTCTGCGCCCGCTGCTCCCCGGCAGGGTCTCCATGCCCGTCCACCGAGAAGGTGCGGAAGCTGGTCTTCAGCACCCGGCCCACTTCCTGGGCGAAGCGCACCGCGCCCATGTCCTCGGTCGTGGTCTCGTCCACCACCTGCACCTGCCCGTCCCGCTCGTCGCGCTGCACGTAGACCGCGGCCGGCGTGAGCCCGAAGTCCATCCCCAGCGTGAGGTGCCCGCGCGGCTGCGTCTGGAACTCGCTCACGTGAAGGTGGTCGCGGAACTCAGGGTAGATGGGGCGTCCGTCCACCACGAAGCCGTACTCGCCATCCACCATCACCTTCACCCACAGTGGGTCCTTGCCGGCCACGAGCTGCTGGTAGTAGCCCTCGCGCAGGTTCTTCAGGTTCTCTGCCAGTGGAGTGCGCCCGCCTGGCTGCCGGAACAGCTCGAAGCCCTCGGGCGCCTCCTCCTCGAAGAGCCGATAGAGCCAGTGGTCGGCATCCGGCGGGTTGGTGTCTCCCCACACGCCGGCCCAGGCTTTCGTGCCTGGAGGCAGGTCCTTCACCGCGGGGTAGCGCCCGACGCGCGTCTGCAGCATGTCGAAGACGCCCTTCGGCACCTCCTTCATCTCGTTGATGTATGCCCCGGTCAGCTCCAGCGAGAGCAGCTTCTTCACATCCTGGGGCTGGTCGAGGGCGCGGAACAGCAGCTCGCTCTCGACATCGTTGAAGCGCACCACGCAGGTCTTCTCGCTCTCCTGCCAGCGGTAGAGGACGGGCGGCACCCAGCTCTCGAAGGTCTTCCGGGTGGTGTCCTCCAGCTCGCGGTAGGTATTGCGGATGACGGCAAAGCGGGAGCGGCGCAGCCGCGTCTTCCCCAGCGGCAGCCCCAGCGGCGTGAGCTGCGCGCGGAGCAGCAGGTCCACGCAGCAGGCGCTCGACTTGCCCGAGCCCACCGGGCCCATCACCAGGCGGACGAAGGCATCGGACGAGAGGAACTTGCCCAGCGTGGGCGAGTCCTGCACGTCGTAGGGTATCTCCAGGTTCAAGGCGGCCTCATCTCTTCACCCCGTTCACGATGAAGGTGACCGCAGTGGGCGCGTTGCTCTCCAGCTCCACCTTGTCGGTGAACAGCTTGTAGTGCTTGCCCAGCAGCTCCAGCGCCTTCTCCTTGCTCCAGCGCTTCAGCTTCAGCACCTTGGCCGTCATCGGCAGACCGATTTCATCCGTCCCGATGTAGTGCGTCTCGTGCTCCAGCGAGGCGATGACCCGCCGCGCGGCTGGCGGCATCTTCGAGAGCGGCTTCAGCTCTCCCGTCTCCTCGTAGAAGTCGAGCAGGTCTGTGCGCGCCATCGCAGTCAGCTCACGCAGCACTTCCTCGGCGCGCATGATGGCCGAGTCGTTGCGGGACTGCTCCACTGCGTCGAGCGCGGCGCGCACCTCGTCCTTCTTCATCCAGCGCCGAGCCACGGCTGCAGAAACCCCGACCCGAGCCGCCGCCGCCGGCACGTCCAGGTCCACTCGGTACTCGTTCACGAACAAGCGCTGCTTCGGCGTCATCGCGTCCCAGAGAATAGGCGATGTGCAGCGCGGAGAGAACCTGGTCGCGGAGTACCTGGTCCACTTCCTCCTCCCCGCGCCAGAACCAGCGCCAGGTGCGCTGAAGCCTGCACAGGACCGATGTCAGGGCAGGGCTTGGCCCAGCTGTCCATACCTGTCCACACCTGTTTGGGGGTATGGACACCTGTTTCTCCAATGATTTCATGTCTGAGGCACACCTGGCACACCTGGCACACCTCCCGCCAACACTTGGGCCATCCAGAAATTACGCACTGATAGTGAAGGCATCTTCTTCTCTTCCTAGCGCATACGGAAAAAGGTATGGACAGGTATAGACAGGTGTGCCTCAAGCATGAAATCTCAAGACTTTTTGTCCTGTCCATACCTGTCCACACCTGAGACTCCCGGTGCGGGGTCTGCCAGGATTTCTTCGAGGCTGGGGTTCGACACCACGAGCGCGGGCACGCCACTTCGCGACCACATCATCACACGCTTGCCGTCGATGGTGATTTTCCGCTTCGCGTAACCCTCTCTCTTCAGCACGTCCGCCACGCGCATCGCGAGGTCCTTCCGCTCCACGGGCATCCCGATGCGCTCCATCACCTGCGGGATGGTGAAGGCAGCTGCAGCCCCTGCTTCCTGCAGGAACATTCCCACCCGGTCCTTCATCGAGTCGTCCACGAAGCGCAGGTCGTGAGCCTCCACCAGCTCCTCGGGCATCTCGTCGAACCACCAGGGCTCGCCGTCCTTGTACGCCTTCACCGCTTCAGCGAAGAGCTGGTCTCGCTCCGCAGGCATCTGCAGCCGGCGCACCACGCGCACGGGCCAGAAGCGGCGGGCGCCGCTCGGGTCGGTCAGGTACTCCGTGTCGTTCGTCGAGCCGACGATGACGAAGTGCCGGGGCTGGGTGACCACCGTGCGTCCGTAGGGCGGGCGATAGCTGTCTTCCTGCGCTGCCAGGAACTGCTTCACCACGTCGCGCTCGGCTCGCTTGAAGATGGCGAGTTCTGCCAGCTCCACTATCCACCGGCCGTGGACCAGCATCATTCCGTCCTTGTCCACGCCGACGTGGGTGTCGGTGAAGTACTCGGTGCCGCCGGCCAGCTGGCGGAAGAGCGTGCTCTTCAGCGTGCCTTGCCCGCCCTCCAGGATGAGCACCGTGTCCACCTTGCAGCCAGGCTCCATCGCCCGAGCCACGAGCGAGATGAGCCACTTCCGCCCTATCAGCTCATTCAGCTTCGAGTCTTCGCACCCCGCATCCACGAGCCAGCGCCCCAGGCGCGAAGTGCCGTCCCACGTGAGCCCTTCGAGCCAGCTCTTCACCGGGTTGAAGCGGTTCGCGCGGCACACCGCCTCGATGGCCCTCCACACCAGGTCGAGCTGGGGCTCGCGCTCCCACTGCAGCACCCGGCGCAGGGCCTCGGCCACCCCGGCGATGCCGCCATCCTCGAAGCCCTTCTCGTCCAGCTCCAGACGGTCCTTGAACTCGTTCAGGCGGAAGCGCCCTTTCCAGCTCGGATGCCTGGTGAGCACCTGCACCATGTTGTGCATCCCGTAGACCGCGGAGGTCACGGGCCCGGCCTTGGTCATCTGCACGGTCACCGAGATGCCCAGCTCCTTCCAGTTCTGGGACTCCCGGGCCCCTTCCTCCTTCACGGCCTCGAACATCTGTTCGCTGGCCCGCAGCTTCGCCACCGCGCGGGAGATGTCCGCCCAGGTGTGGTCGCGCCCCTTCTCTTCCGCGCCGCTCTGCTTGTACCACTCGCTGGACAGCACCACCGAGAAGATTTCCTCGGCGTTGAGCCCCGCTCTTGCGGCTTCACAGTAGAACTTGAACCGCGCCGAGCTGCGGTCCGGGGCGTCCATCACCGAGCACTTCTTCAGCTCGGCCATCACCGCCTTCGGCACTCGCTCCACCGACACCAGCTCCGCGTCTGTCGGAGCCTTGGTCGTCCCTTCCCCACTCGACCCGACAGCGCTGATGCCCGCCGCTGCCCAGACGCCCGCCGCTTCCTGCGTTGCATCCTTCATCCGCTTCTGCTGCTTCCACACGTCCCCGGTGATGGTCGTGTATTTCCCCGAGGTGAACATCGCGACCTCGGGAACCCGCCCGTCCGCTTGCGCGTGCTGGGGGAACTTGGCGGTGCCGCCCTCTTTCGGCAGCGTGCCCTTGCAGAGGATGTGTAGCCCCCGTCCGCTGGGGCTCCTCTCGATGTAGGCCTTGCCGATGAAGGGCTCGATGAACTTCCGCGCCCACTCCCGCGGTTCACCGCTTTCATCCAGGGCGCAGTCGATGTCCACGTAAATCAGGGAACCCGTGAGCACGTAGCCGATGCCCACCTTCCCCGGCTCACCGTACTTCTGCAGGAAGAGCAGCGCCCGGTCGAAGTTCCCCCAGGTCTCGGGCTTGCGCGTCGAGGCTCGCCGCTGCCGCGCGTGCAGCACCACCGGGCACTTCGGCCGACCGTTGTCCGGGTCGGGCGCCCAGCCCACCCAATGCCGCTCGCGCTTCAGCTCTTCGGGAAGGTTGCGTTCCAAGTCTGCTGCAGGTATCATCCTCGCTCCTTCTGGGTGTCCGGCCCTGTTGGAACAAAGCGGTGGAAAAGAAAGCCCCCGGTGCCTCACGGCCCCGGGGGCTTTCTCCTTACAGCTTCTCGCCGTTCGGCTTCACCAGTTCGAGCTGCACGATGGGCGTCTCCGTGATGCTGAGCCCCTGCGCCTCCAGGGCTCGCAGGAACGTGCGGATGAAGACCGCCATCCCCGCATCGTTGGCCTGCTTGAATGCGGCGCCCACCTTACCAGCTCTCTCGACCTCCGTCACGGCAGCCTCCAGCGCAGCGAGTCGCAGGCCGTCGCCCCGCGGGACAGCAGCCGCTGCAGCCGCCCCGTGGCCCACATCCAGAGCAGCAGCACGTCCGAGGCAATCCAGAGAAACAACACCACCAGTGCAATCGTCAGCATGTCCGGCCCCTTTCGAGTTCCAGCTCCACCATCAACCTCGACTCCACTCTCTCCTTCTGTCGCAGCACTTCGAGCACAGCTCTGTCCATCTCTCCCGCGAGCAGCACGCTTGCCATCACGTAGGGCGCCTTCTGCCCCAGCCTGGCGAGCCGGCCGTTCGACTGGTTCCACAGCTCTAGTGACCAGGGCAGGGTGTACCACAGGATTTCGTTCCCCCCGCTCTGCAGGTTGAGCCCGTGTCCCACGGACGCGGGATGCGCCAGCAGCAGCTCCACCTTCCCCTTGCACCAGTCCTGCAGGGCTGTCGAGTCGTCGCCCACGCGGGCGAAGGGGAAGCGCTTCTGCATCCTGTCCAGCTCGTGACGGAACCAGTAGAAGCCGAGCAGCGGACGCCCCTGCTGCTCGGCCACCACCGTCTCCATCGCCTCCAGCTTCGCGTCGTGGACCTCTTCCCACTCCCCGTCGATGCCGCAGTAGACCGCCCCGCTCGCGAGCTGGCGCACCTTCATCGCCAGGGCCGAAGCCGAGCACGCCTGCAGCTCCAGCGTGTTCAGCACCGCCTTCGCCTTCGTGGCGAGGTCGTGCTCCAGCTGGAGAGCTGCCGCCGGCAGGGGCACGTCCAGCTCGTTCACATGGACCGGCGGGATGCGCTGCGCGGCGAACTCACGGCTGAGCGAGATGGCGTAGGGACGGATGCGCTCGTGCAGGGCTTCCTCCGTGCCGTGCTTCGGCACCCAGACTCGCTGCTCGTAGTCGGTTGCCATGAAGTACTGGTTCCTGAAATCCACGAAGCGCGGTCCCAGCGCATTCTCGCCGGTCACCATGAACATCTCGCCCCACAGGTCCAGCAGGTGGTTGCCGACCGGCGTGCCCGTGAGCCCGAAACGATAGGGGACCCCCTGGACCGCGCGGCGCAGGCGCTTGAATCGCGTGGTTCCGGGGTGCTTCATCCTCGACAGCTCGTCGAAGACGATGGCCTGGTAGCGTTCCCCGAGCACGATGTCCTGGTCGAGCAGCCAGGGCAGTAGCTCGTAGCTGATGACATCCACGTCCGCCGGGTGGAAAAGCCGGATGAGCCGCTGCTCGGGGGTGCCGGCGATGGACTGCACGCGCAGGCCTTGCAGGTGCTCCCACTTCTCGACTTCATGCCCCCACACGTCCATCTTCACCACCATCGCCGGGGCCACCACCAGGACGTGGAACTTCTGCACCTGGCGCTTCAGCTCGACCAGGGCGGTCTCGGTGATGACGGTCTTCCCGAGCCCCATCGGCAGGAAGAGCGCGAGCTGGCCCTCCCTGACCATGCGGTCAATCGCCTGGAGCTGGTACTCCTTCAGCTCAGCGGCTGTTCGCACGACGGAACTCTCGGATGTGCGCGGGGAGGGCGTCAGCGTCGTCGAGGACATGCACCGTATCTCCTGCCTGGCGAAGACCTTCGATGCGCACCACCTGGTTCGGCCGCAGCCTTCCTCCAGGCGCCTTCCACTCCACCCAGAAGTGCAGCCCGTTTCCCAGCAGCATCAGGTGGTCGGGCCAGCCGTCGTACCCGACCTTCACGGGCACGACGGCTTCCCGGAGCGCGAGCAGCCTTCCGCGGGTCTGGATGCTCGCCTCGCGCATCTACTTCCTCTTCCCGGCGAGGGCGCGGAGCGCCACGCCCTCGACCTCCATCGCGGTCGCCTCCTTCAGCCGCGCCACGATGCGCTGGAACATCGAGAGCCGGGGCTGGGGCTTGTAGGCCAGCTCGGCCACCAGGGCCTTCTTCAGCTCCGCGGAGTTCATCTTGCGGAGCGTGCTCCCCAGGTTCGGACCGAACTCCAGGGTGTACTTCGTGCGCTCGCTGTCCGACAGCTTCACTCCCACCAGGGTGATGCTCATTTTCTGTACCTCTCGGTGATGAAGCACTCCGCTTCGATGGGCAGACCACCTGCCCAGGACGGGGCCTCGGTCATCAGTCTCGCGAACTCGTCGAGCCTGTCTTTCCCTTCAGCTACTACCTCATCGTGGACTGTCGCGACAAGCGGAAACCCAGCCTTGTCGAGACGCAGCATCGCAGCAGCCAGGAGGTCCCGGCTCACCGCCTGGGTCACGTTCTCTGCCAGCTTCCCGCCGTAGGTCTTGACCTCTCCCCAGGCGCCCCCGCGGTACAGGTCGCGCCCGAAGTAGTGCAGGGTCCCGTCTGCGGACACGCGCGGGTTGGCGTAGAACATCCGCCGGCCGCTCGGCAGCTCGATGAAAGTGTAGAGCACCCCGCCCACCTGCCCGACCCCCATGAAGAGCTGCGGGGTCTCGTTGTCGGCCATCACCTGGATGCGCTTCGAGCGGTTGGTGGTGGCGAAACGGAAGGCGCGTTCGAGCCGGCCCCAGAAGCCGACGATGAAGGGGTTCGCGCGGCGGTAGGTCGTCACCACACGCCGGGCGAAGGGCTCGTCGATGGCGATGTCGTACACCTCGTCGAGCATCCCGCGGAACTTCCGCGCCCCGAGCCCGTAGCCGGCGCCCAGCACCACCTGCTTCCCCATGAACCGCTCGGCCTTGTCCTGCTTGGTGATGTCCCGTCCGTAGATGCGGCTCGCCATCGTGCAGTAGGGGTCGCCGTGCGCGCGGAAGAGCTGCACCAGGTCGCGCTCCCGCGCCAGCCACGCCAGGGCCCGGGCCTCGATTTGGGCGAGGTCTCCCACCAGGAAGGGCCCGCGGAGGAAGCCCCGCAGCATCTCAGCCACCGTGCCCACCGCGTCGAGCGGGCGCTCCGGGTGGGGCCGCTCCATCCCGGTGAAGACCTCGCCCAGCACCCCCGCGTCGAGGGCCTGGAAGGCGGTCTCGGTCAGGGGCCCCAGCCCCCGGGGGAAGTTCTGGAGCTGGACGCCCCAGCTGGACCACCGGCCGGTGCGCTCGGCCCCGCAGTAGACCAGGGCGCCCCGCAGGCGGCCATCGCCGCTGGTACGCCGCGCCAGCGCTTGCAGCTTGGCCGTGCTGGAGCGCGCCAGGGTCTGGTAGATGCGCAGGGCCTCCTGCTTCTCTGGCGGCGTTCCTGGGGCCCGCAGCGCGTTCCGCACGGTGGGCTTACGAACATCAGTCAATCCAAGGGCTTGCGCGACCCTGGCGTAGCTCTTCACCGGGTGCCCGGTAAGCTCGCGGAATCGCTGGGCAAGGTGAACGCTGGCGTCGTGGATGACGCGCTGCGCCTTGGGGATGGCCTCCAGGTCCACCCGGATGCCCCTCCGGTTCATGGACTCGGTGAGTCGATGAACCTCGGCCTCCATCGGGTCGAGCGGCAGCAGCCGCTCGAAGAGGAGGCGCAGCACCACCACGTCCTGCCGGCAGTACTTGTACAGCCGCACGAACGCCTCGGGCTTCGTCTCCGGGGTCCACCACTTCGCCGGGTTGTCGCGCGAGGGCCGGCGCGGCTTCGCGAGCTGCTGCATCACGCGGGCGCCCTCGACATCCTTCGGCTGGCCGAAGAAGTCCCCCAGCGACTCCAGGTCGCGCGGCAGGCCCATCCGCGCGGCCAGCGCCGCCGTGTCGAGCCAGGACGCGCTCCCGAAGAAGGGGTTCACCTTCGCCGCCAGCACCTCGCGCTCGAAGTCGGCATTGTGGGCGACGAAGGTGAGCCCCGGGGTCTGCGGCAGCGCCGCCGCGTCATTCACCCCCGGGACCCAGACTCCGATACCGTTCTGGTTCAGGGCCCAGGCGGCGCACAGCAGCTCCGTGGACGGATGCTCGGCGTAGACGTAGGGCCCCACCTTCTTCACGTCCAGCTCGGAGCGGGTCTCCAGGTCCACGAAGAGGTAGTTCACGGATGCACCGGGGAGAGGGTGATTTCGCCATCTTCCAGGCGCAGCATCGTCATGTCCTTTGCCACCTGGATGATGGTCTTGCCCTGGCACTGCGGGCGCTTCGCCAGCTGCTGCAGCACGCAGCGGCACTGCTCCGGGGAAAGCGGGGCTGGCCGCGGATTGATGAGCAGTCCCCCGGCGTTCACGCGCTGAAGCATCATCGCATTCCACCAGAAAGAGATTGCCATGTTATCTTCGTCCTGCTCGTTTCGCTGGCTCTCTTTTTCAGCGGTAATGCGATGCGCATGATACACGTCGTCGGCTTCGATGAACTCGTACAACACGAAAAACTGCGTCTCGGCATCACGGATGATGTCTTCGAATTCGAAGGGGCCCGCATCGAGGATGTAGGTTGTCCCGGGGTCGCCCTGCCCGGGCGGCGGATAGGCAGTCAGTCGGAGGATTCGCATGGTAGACGAAGCGGGGCCCCGCGCAGGCAGCCCCGCTCCTCCTGTTCCTAGCCCACCACGTCGTCCAGGTTGTCGTCGCTCTTCTCGCCGGTCTCCGCGAAGTCGGAGAACTCCTTGTCCGCGGCCAGCCGCCCGTCGATGCGCGGGCCCTTCTTCACCACCTGCAGGTTGTTCAGCCCGCAGCCCACCCCCTTGTTCCCCGCCTTGTCGTAGGGGAAGAAGGTGACGGAGGCGCGGAAGGAGCAGCCCGAGTACGCTTCCGCCTCGTCGAGGATGGGCTGCAGCTTCGCGTCCACGAGCCCCGGCTGCCGAGTGCTGCTGGCGTTGAGGAACATCTTGCCGGCGTACACCTCGTCGTCCGGGCGGTCCACGTCCCCGTCGCGGAGGGGGCTCTTCAGCTTGCCCTGCTTCAGCATCTCCAGGGCCTTCGGGCCGAACTTGTCCACCGCGGCGGCGGCCACCAGGTCCTCCATCGCCTTGTAGCGCTGCGCCTCCAGCTTGTCGTCGAACTTCTTCGGGAAGAGCAGCGAGATGCTGTACTTCGGGTCTCCCGTGCTGCCGTCCGGCGGCGGCCGAGCCTCGAACACGTGGACGTAGCTGCCGAGCGCGACGGGAGTGATGGTCTTCTTGCTTGCCATTTGACGGTTTCTCCGGTTTACGGGTTTGCGCTGCTGCTGCACTTACGACACTACCAAGCCTCCTTCACTCTAGCAAGGTGAACTCCGGGGGAAGCGCGGGTCGCTTGTCCGACGACCGGACCAGCGTGGGCTCTCCCGGCGGCTTGTGAGCCAGGTTCTGCACCACCTCCTTTCCGACCAGCTTCTCCGCTTGGGCCGGGGACACCAGCACGCGCGGGGCTATCGCGTTTTCGTCCTTGGTCAGCTTCTTCAGCGCGGTGTAGGCCACCTTCTCGTCCTTCCAGGCGCGATGCTTGTTCCCGGCGACCACCTTCCAGCCAGGAATCTCCTGCCCCAGCGTCAGCAGTTTCTTCGCGTGCAGCTCCACCGCCTGCAGGAACGCCCGGATGCCGTCCGCGCGGTCCAGGAGCAGGAGCAGCTGGTCCCGCTGGAGCGTGTGGACCGGGGCGAACTCCTGCTGCGCCACGGCCAGGGCGTGCTTCTGCAGCTCGGGACACATCGCGGCGGCCGGGCACCAGGCGCACTGGTCGTCCCCCGGAATGAGCGGCGCGTCCGGGTCGAGCGCCAGCTTCGCGCGGATGGAGTAGTCGGAGGCCTTTGCCGCGAGGTCGCGGGTCGGCATCACGAACTCCTTCGCGCCACCGGCCCGGGGCTGGTGGATGACGAAGCGCACCTGGTCGTAGATGCCGCCGAGCTGGTGGTGGAACCCGAGCCCGTACAGCTCCAGCTGCGGGTTACTCTCCACCTCGACGGGCACGTAGCCCAGCTTCAGGTCGAAGACCACCAGCTCCGTCTTCGTGAGGATGAAGAGGTCCGCGGTCCCCCACAGCGCGTCGCCCGGGATGTCGAGAGCGGGGCCGATGTTCACCTTCTCCTCGGTGTAGAGGATGCAGCTGGGGTTCTTCGCGCGATACGCCTTCACCCAGGTCACCGCCTCCTCGACCATCTCCACCATCTCCTGGGTCACGGGCACGTCGTTGAACCGCTCCCCGAGCCAGAAGCGCGGTCTCTTCCCGAGGCGCAGTGAGCGCTCGAAGAGCGTGTGCCCCGCGGTCCCGTTGTCGGCAGCCGTGCTGCTCGCCTCCACTACCTCGGAGGCGAGCTGCACGCTGCCCGGGCACGCGAGCCAGCGCTTCGCTTGGGAGGGCGACAGCTTCGCGTGCTCGCCCATCACTGCGCTCCCAGCTTCAGCTGCACGTACAGCTCGGAGACCTTCTCCGGGGGCACGCTGCTCAGCGCCACGGGGGTGTTGTCGGGGAGGTACTTCTGCAGCATCTCGACGAGCGCGGCCTTCGAGGTCTTCGCGGCGTAGGCCACCGCCATCGCCTTCAGCTCTTCCGGCGTCACCTTCAGCGGCTCGGCCGGCGGTGGCGGGGTTTCCGACTTCTTCTCCTTCTTCGGCGGGTGCTCCAGCTTCGGCGCCTGGGGCGCTGGGCCAGCGACCACGCGCTCGGCGGCGGTGGCGATGACGGACAGCTTCGCGTCGATGGACTGCAGCAGCGTCACGAAGCCCTTCAGCAGCTCGGCGTGGACGTTGACGGCTTCGGCCTCGATGCGCTTCACGGTCTTCCTGCTCACGTTGCGGATTCCGGGTTTCGGCATTTCCTCTCTCCTGTCGTTTCGGGTTTAGGGGACGGCCCTACCAGCGGCTACCACTACGGAGTGCCGCGTTCCGACTTCTCCTTCTCTTCCAGCGCCTTCATCATCGACTTCCGGTACACGGTCTCATAGTCCAGGTGCTTGTCGAGGAAGAGGTTCGCCCAGCGATACCCGCAGCTCAGTCCGCAGAAGCGTCCGTCGCCGTAGCCTCCGAAAACGGAGCGGTACGTCGGCTGGGGGAACCTCGTCCGGCGCAGCATCCTTCCGCAATAGAGGCAGTGCATGTCACATCCTCCCTGCGCAGACCGGGCCGATGCCGGCTGCGATGGACTCCGGGGTGGTCAGGTCGCGCCCGCAGCGGCAGCAGGTGCCCAGGTGCCAGAACTCCACCTGGTCGAGGCTCGACACGGCCGGGGACTGCAGCTGCTTCAGCAGCCAGGCGATGACCGCCCCGGCCTCCGCGCCCCACCCGGTCTTGTTCAGCTTGAAGCCCCAGGTGCCGGCGCGCTCGTAGAGGAAGCCCAGGTACTTGTAGTCGGAGGTGTTGTCGGGGCCGACGAGCATCTTCACGAAGAAGCCCTTGCGCTCGTCGAGGTTCCGCGGCGGGGCCTCGGTCACCTGGAAGGTCTTGCGTGCGCCGGTCTTCTTCGAGACCAGTGTGAAGGTTGCGTAGCCGCCGAAGAGGAACTGCTTCATCGCCGCGGACGTGGTGAGCTGAGCGGAGGTCATGGCTAGCGCCCCTTCTTCAGCTGCCGGATGGCTTCGGCGGGCCCGCCGATGTAGCCTGCGCTCTTCCCGCCCCGCCGATGGTACTCGTCGTTTGCCGCGGAAATGAAGTTCCAGCTGCGCAGGTCCACGTGCGACGGAACCTCGCTCGCCATCCGAACGATGATGGGGTCCTTCGTCAGGGATGCCGCCTCGTCGTACCAGGTGCCCGCGGGCGGCAGGTCATTGGGGACCAGCACCTCGACGACGCCCCACCGCGGTGCGCAGACCATGCAGTGGTCGATGAAGGGATTCCGGTGCGCCTCGCCGTTGCAGGGCTTCTCGACGATGTGGAAGTGCGCGCGCAGGATGGACTGGACGCGGCGGGCCAGCGCTCCGCGCTCCTTGCAGAGAGGAGCGTTCTTCCCGTGGAGGAGGATGTGGCCGCTCGGGAAACGGCAGGCGCTGCGGGGGGAGACCTTGCACTTCGGGCAGGGGACATCGCGGTGCTTCACGGTGACGGTCACGGTTCGGTTCCTTTCCGGTCAGGGTGGGTGCTTCGGCCTTGCATTATAGGGACTTGACCACAATGCGTCAACCCCGTAAAATGCCTGCCCGAAGCACCTACCCTAACGGAGACCATACATGACCACTCTGACAGCAGACCAGGAACAGGCGAAAGCGAAGTTCCAGGAGTTCCTGAAGAACGACGAGGCCACTGCCTTCCTCCTGGAGGGCGGGGCCGGCGTGGGGAAGACCTTCCTCGTCGGGCAGCTGCTCCTGGACTTCGACGGCTCCCTGTGCGTCTGCACTCCCACGCACAAGGCGACCAATGTCATCAGGAGGAAGCTGGACGCCTTCGGCATCGACTGGACCCGCGGGTATGACCCGTATTCCTACCACGGGGAGTGCGTCACCGGGACCACCGCGCAGCTGCTCGGCATCGGGCCCGTGGTGACGGAAGACCAGGACTCGAAGAAGGTGAAGTTCGGACGGGCGAACAAGGGCATCCTCTCGAAGTTCACCCCGCGGCTGCTGGTCATCGACGAGGTGTCGATGCTCGGATGGAACGACTTCCGTGAGCTGATGAAGCACGGGAAGGCCAGCGGCATGAAGATTCTAGCGGTCGGAGACGCCGGCCAGCTCCCGCCCGTCCAGGCCGAGCGCATCCCCTTCGAGAAGTTCGTCCACAAGGCGACGCTGCGCCAGGTGGTCCGGCAGGCCGAAGGCTCGGCCATCATCCAGGTCGGCTGGGCCATCCGGGAAGACCAGTCCTGGAGAGACATCCACGGCCCCGGCGTGCGCGTCGAGTCCCGGCTGCAGGATGCCTTCCTGGAGGCAGTGCAGGCGCCTGGCGAGCGCCCCGAGGAAGAGCGCGAGGTTTTCATCGCTTACCGCAACGTCGTCGTGAACACCGTGCAGGAAGCCGCTTGCCAGAAACTCTACGGGCACGGACGGAAGGAGTTCGCCCCGGGCGAGCTGGTGCTCTCCGAGACCAACCTCTACCGGGCGAAGACCCTGCTGTGCGCCAACCAGGACGAGCTGGTGGTGGTCGAGTTCCACGAAGACGAGCGCGACGAGCAGATGGGCGTGCCCGTCACCCTGCGCCACCGTCGTAGCTCGACCAGCATCACGGGCTCCTTCCGCGCGCACTACCTCTCGCCGGAAGAGCTGGCCGACCCCAAGCACCCGTACAACGTCGAGCTGAAGCGCCTGGAGGCGGAAGCGCAGGAGCTGCAGGCCCAGGTGAAGGCTGGCGCGAAGCATCTCGATTCCCAGCGTCGGCAGGCGTGGGTGAACTTCTTCAGCTGGCGCGACACCACGGTCATCAGCTTCCGCCACCCCTTCGCCATCACCAGCCACAAGTCGCAGGGCTCAACCTATCGCGCGGTCTTCGTCGCGGCGAACGACTTCGCGAAGTTCGGGAAGCACGGGCTCTATGTGGCCGTCACCCGGCCGAAGGAAGAGCTGGTCTACTGCTAAACCACCACGGTGTTCGAGGGCGGGGAGGAGACTCCCCGCCCGTCTTCTGTGTGTGCCACGTAGGCCCGGGCCACGTAGAGGCGGAAGCCGATGCCGCCCAGGAACTCGGGCACCACCTGGTTGTCCGCCTGCTCGTTCTTCAGCTGGCCCGTCCACCGACCACTCCCGGCCGGCACGCCGGGTGGGTTGGCATAGTCGGTCATCAGAACGATGTCGGCCATTTCGTTAGCTCATGTTCACGGTAGTGTTGAAAGGGATGATGAGCGAGCCCACGGTGATGTAGGCGATATTGTTCTCGCTGTCGCGAATCGTGGACCCGGTGACGCAGGGAGAAGTTCCCGTGCTGGTCTGCATCACCGTCGTGCCCAGGTCCGGGACCCGACCTCGCCCGTAGAGGGAGCTGCTGTAGGAGATGAAAATCCAGGAAGGGAAGGAGGCGTAGGTTCCTCGAATCGGGTCCACGGATGGCGCACCGGGCTGTGCGACGCCCAGGTACTGAATCGCCGCGGTGTTCACCGGGGACCTTGTGTTATTCGAGGAAGACTGAAGATTGACTGGAGTCGTAACATTGACCCCACCAGAATGCACGCTGAAGGTCCACACCGGAACCGCATCCGAAGCGTGATGGCCGACTGTTGCCATACACGCCAGCGCGAACTCCGCGAAACCGCCGCCCCCGGAACGCGCGCTGAAGATGAAGAAGTCTCCCGTGGAAGACAGAATTCCGTGCAGTCGATGCAGTGTGGCAGTGGAGGAATGGCTGAATGCAGAAGCCGTTCCTCCCCACATCCAGCTGTCCGAGGAGGTGGGGTTGGCGGTGGTGGAGCCCCCGGAGAACGCGGTCTTCGCGAAGATGAAGCTTCCGCTGTAGTCGTTCGACCCATCGAAGGTGATGAGCAGCTGCACCTTGATGCCGGACGACAGGGTGGGAGACTCCAGCACCATCCAGGAATGCGGGTTCGAGGCGCTGCCCCGGACGATTTTTGCCGGGGTGTACGTGGTGGTCCAGCGGTCCACCCCGTCGAGCCCGGCAGCCGAGCCGTCCGAGCTGCCCTTCACGGTCCAGTGCCCGTTGGCCCCGGGAGAGCCAGCCCCGCCGGTCAGGAACTCCTTGATGGCCCACAGCCGCTGGCGCGCCTGGTCGAGCACGTCTGCCGGGGTGTAGACGTTGAAGCTTGAACCGAACTGCCAGCCGGCCTTTTCGTAGGAAGCCACTCGTCACCTCGTCAGCACGTAGGGGATGGACCAGGAGCCGTCGCCCAGCGACTCCGTGACACCGATGAGAACTCCCTCTCGGTACAGCTTCACAGTCTGTCGGGGAGGAGCGGTTCCTCGGAAGGTCTCGACCTCACCCACCGTGGACTCGGTGAGCGGGTAGTCGATGGTGGGGGCAGCCGGCGCGTCCATCACCCGGCGCTGGTAGCCCAGCAGGTGCGCCAGAATCTTGTGCCCCGAGGGCACCGCATCGACCAGGTGGATGCCGCTCCCGTCCACGGTGTAGTCCGCCACGGGTGCGAGCAGCACCCCATCCACCGCCACCAGCCAGCAGTCCGCCGGGTAGAGCGCGGCAAAGGCTGCCGGCTCGGCCAGCAGCGAAGTGCTGCCCGTGGTCGTCCAGCCCCAGCTGAGAATCGGGTGGAAGGGCACGGAGCGCTCCTACTGCTGGTAGCCGAAGCAGCGCACCACCACCTTCGCGGAGACCGCGGGCGGGGTCGTGAACGTGATGGTCCAGGGGTCACCCGGCGCCACCACGAAGTCGGTCGTCGGGGACAGCACCACCCCGTTCACCGTGACGATGTAGAAGTCATTGTTCTGCAGCGTGGCTCCGTCGATGTCGAAGGTGTCGGTGCTCCCGTCCCCGAGCACATCCCACCGCTGGGGCACGAAGGAGACCTTCTCGTCGAGCTGCTGTGCGAGCATCGTCAGCTTGTCCAGGGCGCGCTCGTGGACCTCGGCGCTGAAGGCCCCGCCGGCCTGGTAGTCCACCTCCTGGGTTGCCGGCACGTCGCGCACCACCTCGACCGCAGCTCCGTTTGCCGGGGCGGTGGTGAAGGTGAAGGTCCCGCCAGGAGAGCTGTCCTGGTCAGCGTTCAGGGCGACCGTGCCCCCGGCCTCCGCGCCATTCACCAGGCCCTTCACCCAGCTCTGGTCGTAGCACTTGAAGGTGAAGGTGTAGATGGTGGTCGAGCCATTCCCGGTGAACGTGTTCCTGACCGTGGTCGAGGTGAGCATTTACTTGAACTCCTTCGGGCTACGGAAGAGGAGGTCCTGCACCGGCTCGTCCATCTTTCCAGAAGTGAAGTCTTCGAGGAACCGTGAAGCGTTCCACGCCGCCAGCGTTGGGGTGTGGGTGAGCGTTCCCAGCGCCTCGACGAACAGGGCCTTCTTCTCCGAGTCGGACATCCGGTCCCCGGAGACCTCCTTGCCCGCCAGCGCCGCCCCGCGGAGCACGGCGGTCAGCCACGGTGCTGTGCGGGCCTCCCTCTCGTTCAGGAAGGCTTCGGCCAGGGCGCCTGCGAGGGGCACTGTGCGGCTGACGTAGATGAGCTGTTCCACCGCCAGCCAGTGCAGCCAGTCTCCTTCATCGCGCTTCCGGTCCGGCTCCTTCCCGCGCATGAGCCCTTCGAGCATGACCGGCAGGAGCACGGCCCACCACCAGCGGGCGGCGTAGTCCCCGACCTTCGCGAGCGTGGTGGTCTTGCTCGACTTCTCGGCCAGCTGATTGAAGAGCACGGAGAAGTAGGTGTACATGACCACGAAGATTCGAGCGCCCTCGGAGACCCGCTGGACGGCGGCGGTGTTCAGGATGCCGCCCCCGGTCTGGGAGAGCCGGACCGTCGAGTTCGCGAAAGCCACCGGGTCCGCGTGCCCCTCGTCGAGCGCCTTCTGCCGGGCAGCGTACCAGGTGATGGCATTCACGGCTTTCTGCACCAGCATCATTCCGCCGAGAGCGAAATGCGCGAGCTGCGACTTCAGATGTCCGTATTCCGAGAAGACCGAAGTCATCCGCTCGAAGTACTGCGTGATGTCCCGGTCCACCTGGCGGTCGATGTTCTTCAGCTCGCTCGACAGCTCGTTCACCTCCTGGAAGGGATTCCCTTTCGCGAATTGGGCCATGAACTCCCCGATGCCCTTCGCGGTGTTGACGAGCCCGACCTCTTTCGCGGTGACGGTGAGCCCGAGGGTCTGCATCAGGGCGGTGGTCACCTTCCCGCCGAGCAGCACGATGGATGAGCCGAAGCGCAGGTGCCGCAGCACGCTCTCGATGAAGGTGGTGTTCTGGTGGATGTTGCCATCCGCCGCGATGGCCTGCAGCCAGGGGCGGAACATCTTCCAGACCTCGTGCCCGAGGGCCCCCTCGATGGCGGCCTTCATCCGCTTGTCGTTGGTGAGCCGGTCCACAGCCCGCACCGCCTCGTAGTGCGTGAGGTAGTGGATGACCTCGTTCAGGTGCGCCGGCACCACGTCGAGCGACAGCAGCAGCGGGCTCATGTCGTTGCCGCGCGCCTTGGTGAATCCTGACTCGACGACGGGCCGCAGGAAGTGGTTCTCGAACACCTCGCCGGTCTTCCGCTCCGCGGTCTGCAGCCCAAGCGTGCTGGCCTTCGGGTCCTTCACGATGGGGTAGTAGCCGCCGGTCAGCTCCAGCTCCCCCAGCTTGAAGGGGGTGGCCTCCACCTGCTCGGGCGCCACGCCGATGACCCGCTCCGACAGCGCCTTGATTTGCGGCCAGAGCGACCCGACCGTCTTCCAGATGTGGTTCAGCAGGGCCACGTCCTTCGCGTTCAGCAGCTCGGACAGCCGCTGCTTCACGGCTTCCTCGCTCCAGCCGTACCCGGTGAGCAGGCGGACCATGTTCCCGTCGTTGCCCATGTTGAGGGCGACGGCCAGGACATCCCGCAGGAGGAGGCTGTGCCCCAGGAAGTCCACCCGGGTGTCGTAGCGCAGCCGGTCCTGCAGGCTCATCTCGTCGAAGGGCCGGCGCAGCTCCATGAGCACCTGCTCCGAGAGCTGGGCCTTGTCCGCCTGGGCCAGCACCAGCGGCTGGAAGAGCAGGCTGTGGATGAACCCCGCGGTCTTCCCGCCATCCAGCTCCCGGCAGACGAACTCCACCTTCTTCAGCTGCACGTAGCCCTTGTCCAGCCACTCCTTCTTCTTCGCCCACCAGGTTGGCGTGCCCGGCTTGTGCGAGTAGTTCACGCCTTGCGTGGACTCGATGTGCGCTGTTGCTTGATTCACGGTATCGTTGAAGGACCGAAGCTCTCGCCCCAGCCGAATCTTGTTCTTCAGCTGGGCCAGGTGCGCCAGGTTCTCGACGGCCGCCTTCACGGCAGACAGCTCATCCACGGACAGCTCCCGCCAGTTCTTCAGCGTGAGGTCCGGGGGAATGGCGACGGGCTCCCCCGCGTCCTGCAAGTTCTGCAGGTACGAGAGATACGACGCCCGTCGCTCCATCGACTTCAGCCCGCGAGTGCGGAAGTCGAGCCCTTCGATGATGGCGTCGATGGCGCCCAGGTAGTCCTGGCCCGCCATCCCGATGCGCTTGCGCACCGAGAGGTCCTGGAAGGAAGACAGGTACTCCCGGGTCTTCGCCGCGTTCTCCGCTTCCCGGGATACCAGCTTCCACATCTCGCGGGCCCAGAGCTGCCGGCGCTTCTGGGAGTAGGCCTCCTGGAAGTCCTTCGCGGCGTAGGCCTCCTGGGCGAGCCGGGCGGCCTGCTCCTCGGCGCGGAGGAACCGGCCGGGCTGCAGCTCCAGGACGGTCATCTTCGCCACAGCTTCCCGGGCCGCGAGCTGGATGGCTGCCCGCGCGGACTTCGGGTTCTCCGCAGTCACCTGCTTTCCCAGCGCCTCCAGCTCCGTCTGCAGCGCGAGCCCCACCTCGTTCGAGTGCAGCTCCTTCAGCGCGGTCTCTTCGAGCCAGGCCGGCGTGGCGCCGTACCCGGGGTACTTCTCGACCATCCGCTGCTCGAACTTCGCCTGGATGGCCTGCCGCCGGGCCGGTGCGGCCGACAGGGCGTCCAGCAGCTGATGGCCGGTGATGAAGCCGAAGTAGGGGGCCAGCACGTCCGGGTGGATGCCCTTCTCCTCCGAGAGAACGCGCAGCTTGCGGAGGTTGTAGTCCGCCATCCCGGGGATGCCGAGCGTGCCCTTCATGTTCTTCACCGTCTCCCAATCCAGCTTCTTTCCGGTGAAGTCCTCGGCAGCTCCCTCCAGGCCCTTGCCCGTGCGCAGGAAGGCGATGGCCCGTTGCGCCGGGTCCGCGTCCACCTCCTCGGTCACCTCCGCGCGCACCCTGTCCGCCTCTTCGCCCACGCCTCGCCGCAGCTCCGCGATGGCCTCCCGCTCCAGCCGGTCCCGCGCCTCCTTCAGCCCCTTCTCGAAGCGGGAGCGGTACGCCTCGTAGGCCTGCTTCGGCATCGACTCGGGGCCGAGCACTGGCAGCAGCCGCAGCTTCTGGGTCTGGAAGGCAATCTCGTCGTCGGAGGCCAGCATCCGGTCCATCACCTGGCGCACCTCATCGGTCAGCTCCACGTCGAGCTGGAAGAGGTGCCGGTAGACGAACCGCAGCCACGCCTTGAACTGCTGGAAGGCGCCCACCAGCTGCTCGCTCGGAGCCTTCCCTTCCCGCAGGTACGCCTCGAAACCACGGGCAAACTGCTCCAGCTGCTCCCGCGTGTACTCCTCGCCGGCCTTGCGCCCGAGCCACTGGTCCAGCACCAGGAGGTCCGCCTGCGTCTCCGTGTGCCCGGCTTCGGCGTCTCGCCGCATCATCTCCAGGAAGGCGTGGCCCGACTCGTGGAGGAAGGTGGAGAGGTTGGCCTTCCCTGTCAGCGTGACGCGGAAGTAGTCCCGCTGCGGGCTGAAGGAGATGGAGCCCCGCGGAGTGCCGGCAGTCGTCTTCTGGTAAAGAGGGACCCCGACCTGCGCGATTTCCTGCATCCGCTCGGGAGCGATGTCCGCCACCCAGACCTTCTCCCCCTCGGCTTGTGCATCGAACATTTCCAGCGTGTCTTGTACTTCTGAAGCGGTGAGGCTGACATCTGCCAGAGCCGTGCGGATTTGCGCTGATGTCACACCAGCGGCATTGTCGTCTTCCGCGAAGAGCAAGTGCTCCTGCCCGGGCGGGGTATGCCCCAGCGTCTCGCGCAGCCGCTTCAGCTCATCCAATTCTGACATCTGAGAGCCGGCCCCCGAGGCGATGAGTTCGAACTCGGCCTGGAGGTCCAGCAGCTTGTCACGGAGTGCCTTCTCGGTGGCGTCCAGCTCGGTCGAGGAACGCATCCGATGCTCTCCGGGCTGCTCTACGGTGCCGAAGAGGTCCGGGTGCTCCACCAGCTTCAGCTCCTCTTCTATCCTCTTCGCTTCTGCTCGCAGCTCCAGGAGGCGAGCCGCTGCGCGCGGCTGCTCCATCATCCAGTCTTCTTGGGAATTGGTGTCCGGCTCCCCCAGGAGTTCCCGGGGAACCCGCACGGAGGAGGCCCCTTCGTCCTTGTCGTACTTCTCGGCCAGCACGCGGTCGCGGATGGTCTCCTTGCGAATGGCTGCATCGAGCAGCTTCTGGAGCGCGGAACGGGTGTCCGGTCCAGCCCGCCACATCGTCTCCTGCTCCGCGAGCCCCGGATGCGCGACGAGCTGCGGCTTGGCCTTCCCCACCGACTCGACCACGGAGGGCAGTTCCCGGTCCATCATCCGGCGGAAAGCTGACCCACCCACGGTCAGCTCTTTGCCCTGCACCTTGGCGGCTTCGCCGGGGGCCGCATCCAGCTTCTGCAGCAGCTTCTCCGCGATGTTCGAGCCCAGCCAGTCGGCCAGGTCCGCGGGGCTCTTCACCGTCTTCTTCTGCACCGAGGAATCGTTCTGCCGGGCGTCGAAGGTATAGCCTTCCGCGTCCTTCGTCAGGGTGATGGTGTCCACGCGCTCCAGCAGCGCGTTGTCCCAGCGCTCCAGGGTCTGGGTCCCGGTCACCCACCCGATGCTCGTGTAGCCTTCCTCCGCGGCCCAGAACAGCAGCCGGCGCATCATGGCTTCGGGCCAGGCCCCGTGGAGCGGGGCTTCCGGGACCAACCCGCGGTCGGAGATAGCGTCCCGGTTCAGCTCCTCGGCCGCGGCGTGCCGGTCCGTCTCGGCGGATTCGTAGCCGGTGGCCGGGTCCTTCCACTTCATATCGGTCCCGGTGACCGGAACCAGGCGAGCCTCGGTGCTCGCCACGCTCGTCATCCCGCCCGCCTTGATGATGGCCTTGTACTTGGCCTCCACATCCGCGTTCGGCACAGCATCTTCTCGCTCCTGGAGAGTCTTCAAGCTGTTCCGGGCAGCCGCCACCTTCTTGTACGCGGACTGGAAGCGGTCGCTCTGAATTTCCTCGATGAAGAGGACCTTCTTTCCATTGATGATGTGTTCCGCGAAACGCGCATGGGCGAGATAGCCCGGGATGCCTTGGTAGTGCCCGGTGGACTCCCACTTGTCCAGGGGAGTCGTCAGGATGATGTTCCGGTAGCTTCCGGGTGTTGCCAGCTTGCCCGACTTCAGCTGATAGGAGGACCACGGCACTTCCTTCCTCAACGTGCTGGGGCTGCCATCTATCAGCCCCGCGGCAGCCAGCTCCTCCACGATGGCGTCGAATTCGTGGGCCGCCCGAGAGCCTTCGGTGTCGCGCAAGTAGCCCGAGACCTCATCGGGCCCTGAGTACTCCTCGGTCGTGAAGGCGAAACCGGAGTAGCGGGTTACTCCGCGGCTGGTGACACGCACGCTCACGTTTTCGTCTTCGCCTACGGAATTGAAATCCTCCACTGCGCTTTCGAGCGCGCCCTCCCGGAGGCTTTGCAGGAAGGCTTTCCGGCTGTCCTTCCACTCCGTCAGGTCGTCGCGCCTTCGCGGCTTGGGGTTGTCCTCTTCCCACTGCGCCACCGCGTCCGGGTCCACTTCCTCCATGTCCACGCTCTCGTCCGCGAAGTTCTCCACTATGGCGGACAGGCGTTCCAGTTCACGAGCAGTCCTTGAGCTGGATGTTTCGCTGACATATTCAAGGATTGAATCAATGTTATCACTTTCCTCCGTGGTCTGTCCTTCTGCGGCGAAGGTGAACTGCCCGTCGCTGTCCTCGTTCCAGCTGATGGGGAAGTCGTTCAAGTCCGACCGGATTTCATCGAGCCGGTCTTCCGTGATGGACCCGGGTGCGCTGGATGGCGCCCCTGCTGTGCGCTTGGAGGGCGTGGACTCCAGAACAGTCTCTCGCACGTCTACCTTGTGCGACTGGATGAAGTTCCCCACCTGCTCCTTCGTCAGCGTTCCACGGAAGGTGGAGCGGAACTTCTCTGCCTCGGCGTCCTGCACGCCGAGCAGGGTCATCACTTCCCCGATGTCCTTCCGCTTCCAGGCAGCCTCGATGTCGTCGAGCCACTTCTTCAGCCCGATGTACTCCAGCTCCTCCTTCTTCACGCCGGGGGCCTTCGAGACAACAGCCCACCAGCTCTTCGGGTCGCCCTTCTCCTGCTTCACCAGGTCCAGGGCATTCTCCACCGCGGACCAGAACGGCGGGGTGAACTCCTGCTGCTGCCCGCCCTCCTGGAAGAGCGTGACACCCTTCTCGCGCAGCTGACTCTTGTACTTTTCCCACAGCGACTCGACGGGGACCCGCCGCAGCACCCGGTACGGCAGCCGGTACACCGGCAGGTCCAGGGCGTTGCGCAGCTGCTGGATAGGAAGGCCCATCTCCTGCAGCCGGGCGTACATGCGCATGGACGCTGGCAGGAGTATCTGGTCGGACTCGAACGAGAGGTCCTGGTTCTTCGCGAACTGCAGCGCGCGGATGTAGAGCGCAGTCGCAACGCCCTTCCCGCCCCAGGTGCTGCGCATCCGCTGGCTTTCCGGGGTTTCGTTGGCGAAGGATAGGGGCCCCAGCGTCGAGACGATGAAGGTGCCCTCCTCGATTTTGCCTTCCAGGTAAAGCGGTGACCCAGGAATGCTGAACCTGTACCAGGGATACGGGCTCGCCGGGTTCAGCTCCTCGATGGTCACCTCGTTCGGGTCCGCCTGCTCCAGGGCCGTGAAGTCCCGGGCGACCATCAGCGACGTGACCTGGTGCTTCAGCTGCTGGTTGGACGGGTCCTTCGCCAGCGCTGCTTCCGCCGACTGCAGCTCGGTCGTGATGTCCTGGTGAGTGATGTCGAGCTGCTGCTTCTGGTAGTAGGCCCAGGCATCCTTGGCCGCGCCACGCTTCGCCCGGCTCTCGGTGAAGGCTGCCCAGAGCGACGCCTCCTGCCGAGCCTGTGCGGCGGGGGTGCCCAGCACCTCCCGCTTCTGCACCACATCCTGGAAGACACGCCGGGCCGGGGTGGGCTCTTCCCCCTCGGCCAGGGGCTTCTCCATCTCCTTCATCACGCCGGCCACGTCCTTGCGGACCTGGGCCGCCTCTCGCGTCGTGAACCCGTCTCCCACCCGGATGTCCGGGATGATGGACTCGAAGCCCTTCAGCCCGGCGACCTTGGAAGCCACGTCCTCGGTCGAGACCACCACCTCGTCGGCCCCGGAGGCGGCTTGCCGCTGCACCCCGGGCAGCTCGGTGGCGAGGTCGCGGCCGGCTTCCTGGAACAGGGTCTGCAGCTTCTCCAGGGGCATCTTCACTTCCGGGACTACCCCGTAGCGCTGCTGCAGCTCGCGGACGTAGGCTGCCCGCTCGTCGGAGAGCGTGGCGAGGGTCTTCGAGTCCAGGGCGGTCTGCGCGAGCCCCTTCCAGAAGTTCACCCGGTCCTCGGCCAGCTTCGCTTCCTGCAGGTCGAGGCGCAGCCCGATGAGCGCGCGGGGCCCGGAGAAGGCGAAGGTGGCGTAGGCCCCACCCTTGCCAGCGTCCAGGGTCCGCTGCAGCGCGTCCCCGAAGGACGGCAGCTGCGCTCCTGCCACCGAGCGGTTCAGGATGGTGGACATCTCCTGCAGGGCCTCGGTGACCCCTTCGGAGACGGCGCCCTCCGCGACGTGCTTCAGGAAGGAGGCCACCGCCGCCTTCTTCGTGGGGTCCTTCAGCAGCTCCAGCATCAGCTTCCGGCCCACGGCCCTCTGCATCGCCTTCACCGGGAAGAGCCGCAGCACCGATTCGAGGCCGATGGACTCCAGGCTTCCGTTGATGTAGCGAACGATGGTCGAGGCCAGCGCCGCGTCTTCCGGCTTGACCCCAGGCTCCTTGATGTACTCGCGGTAAGCCAAGCCCTCTTCGAGCATCCCGGCGCGTTCCGTCGCCCCGACGAGATGCCCAGCCTTGGCCCCGGCGGCGGCGGCTCCGAGGAGCACGGGGGCCGCGACGGGCGCCCCGGCGACGAGGGCCGCCCCGCCGGCCAGCACCGCGCCGACTGCCGCGCCCTGGTACACCCGGTTCGGGTTCAGGGAGAAGAGCATGTTCGGCGCCTGCTCGGCCGAAGCAGGAACCAGCCCGGAGATGTAGCCCATGTCGGGCTCGCGGGCGGTCTCCTTCTCCAGCAGGTCCATCCGGGAAAGGTCCGCGGGGGTGGCCTTCCCTTCCTTCTGCTTCAGCGCCAGGGTCGCCAGCTCGACGGTCTTGGACCCCTTCTCCCAGCCCTGCGAGGCCTCCCAGGCGATGTCGCGCCAGCCCCGGAACAGCTTCTCCAGGGTGCCCATCGGCTTCACGTCCGCCTGCAGCGCGGCGGCCTTCCCCTGGTCCGTGAGCGTCTTCGCCAGAACCGGGTGGTCCTGGGCCAGCGTGTTCCAGTCCAGCTCGGGCGGCTTCGGCTCGGGCAGCGCCTCGGCGGTCTCGAACCCGAGTCCCTGGTCGTTGGCAACCCGCAGGGTGCGGGCGGCCTTGTCAGGAGCACGGAGGCGCGCGAAGTCCTGCGCGCTCTTCAGCTCCTGGGCCTGGTCCGCCTCCCCGGGGCCGATGACCGGGATGTCGTCGAACTCGCTCACTGAGCCTTCCTGAAGTAGTACCCCACGGCCAGGCCAGCCCGGAGCGGGTCATTCTCCGCGTCCGTCTTGCCCAGCTTCCCGGCGGAAGTGAGCCGGGCGTCGATGTCCTTCTGCTTCGACATGATGATGGCGAGGATGTTCGCAGCGTCCTGCGCCTGAAGAGGCTGCCGGGTGTACGACCTCCAGGCGGTGGCGATGCCGGTCTCGAAGCGCTGGTATACCTCGTAGGTCCGCTTCACGGAATCGGCCGACAGCTCCTTCCCGCCCTGCGCCCGCGCGAGGCTCTGGAAGGCGACCACCATCTCGGGCGGCACCCCGAGGGTCACCGCCTCGGGGCCCTTCGTCACCCACCACTTGCGGACGATGGGCAGCTCTCGGGCCACGGTGTTGCGGATGATGGTGTCGCGCTCGTCCACCTGCAGCTTGCCGTTTTTGTCCCGGATGGCCTTCGCCAGCTCGTGCTCCACCACTCGCTGGATGTGCCCCATCTCCTTCTGCTTCTGCACGTTGGTGGTCTTCGGGTCGTACCCGTTCTCGACGAGCAGGCGGGTCACCTCCTGCATCGGCGTGATGAAGAGGTCGTTCAGCGCCTGCTCGTTCCCGGTGCGAAGCGCCACCTGCTTGTCGGAGAAGTGCTTGAAGTCGGCGGGCGAGAGCGCGCCCATGAAGGACAGCAGGGACACGGACTTCCCGCGGAACGGAATCCGGTCATCCTTGAAGAGGCTGGGCTCGTCCTGGGCCACCGAGTTCAGGAAGTGGTAGACCGAGAGGTCGGATTCCTGCTTTTGCTCTTTCTGCAGTGACGACAGGAAGAGGTTCGTGAAATGCTCGAACGCTTCCGGGGACACGGTGCCCACCTTAGGCAGCAGCGAGAAGGGGATGGCCTGGCCCGGATGGCGAAGCCGGTAGTCGTTGATGCTGTTCCGGGCGGCTGCGTCGGCCTCCTTGAAGATGTCCTTGTCCTCTCGCTTCTGCTCCAGGTCGTACTGCTTCACCCGCGCCCGCAGGCCGGTGGCGAGGGCTTCCCGCTCCCGGACGGGAACGCTCGACACCTCGCGGCCCGCGATGAGGTCATCCACCATCTTCAGCGCCTGGACTCGCTCCTCTTCGGAGGTCACCCCGGCGACGAGCTGCTGCACGAAGGGTTGGGACTCCCGGGCGTGAGCAATCTTGCCCAGCAGCGTCTCCTTCTCCCCCTCGGACAGCACGGTGGCGCCCTCCACCACCGAGGCTGCCAGCGGGAAGCTGCCAGCGGTCACCGCGGAGTCCACCGAGGCCAAGGTGCGGTTGCGGAGGTCGGCGTGCATCATCCGCAGCTCGTCCTTCAGCAGGTCAGCCCGCTGCGCGTCGATGTGCTCTTCCGCCTTCCACAGGAACTCCGAGCGCCACCCCTCCGCGCCGATGCCCTCGGCCGCCTGCTGCGCCAGCTTCTTCGCCTGGTGATGGAAGAGCGCCCCGGCCACCTCCCAGGTCGGGATTTCCGGCCGGTCCACCTCCACCATCTGCCCGGTCGCGATGTCGAACTGCTTCTCCGTCAGCTTCACGCCGCGGGGAGACTCCCCGCCGAAGCCCTCGCGCACCTTGTCCGCGGACATGGATGGCGCGGAGAGCAGCCGGGTCTTCAGGTCCGTGAGGTCGCTGGCGAGCCGCACCGCCGCTTCCTGCCCCTGTGTGCGGATGACCTCCATCCCGTAGTTCTGCAGGCCCTTTGCCAGCTCCTCGCTCATCTGGCGAAAAGCAGCGTAGGGCTTCTCGGTGGTCTGACTGGAGGTCTGGACCGGCCCGTAGGTGATTTGCGGGAGTTCCACTTACCCTCCCCCGGGCGGCGTCCGCCACCAGTTATTCGCCTGTCCGTACATATTCATCGCGCTACCCAGCCCGGAGATGCCGCTGAAGAGGCCCGCCCATTCCTCGTTTGCAGCATTCTTGTATCCCGTCTTCACCGCCCACTCCGACTGCCGCTGGAACTCCGAAGCCATGTTTGCCAGGTAGGCTGTGAGCGAGCCCGAGTCCCGGTTCACGTCGAACTCGAACCCACTGCCTGCAGCTCGCGCGGTGGTGGTCGAGAGCGTCTGCGCCTGCTCGGCGCGCATCCGGCGAACCTGCTCGTCGGTCTCGGCCCGCATCTGCCGGGCCTTGGAGCTGGCCCCGAAAACGCTGGCAATCGAGCCCACTGCCGACATCGCTGCAGGTATCGCCATCCACCACATCTCACACCTCGTTCGCCGCGACCACCCCGAAGAGCGCCAGCACCTCGGTGCGGAATGGCAAATCCTGCTCGATGGTCAGTGCGCCGCGGTCCTCCCAGCCCAGCACCTCGGTCATCACGTCGCCCGAGTAGGCTGGCTCCACCGCGTCGAGAGGCGTCCCCACCGAACGGTCGGGCCGAGACCTGACTCCGTTCACCAGAGGATAGGCCGAATTGTTCACGCGAAGGGCCGCCTTCACGTGCCGGCGACGAGTGCTTTGCGCGGTGCCCCGGGGGTTTCCGCCCTCGGGGGGAAGCGTGATTGCCTTGGCCCGGAACTTCCGGCCGACGAGCGCGAGGCTGCCGGTGGCTCCGAGGGTGATGGCCCCGGAGGTCACCGTCTTGTCCGGGACCACTGCGCCGTCCACGAGCACCTGCACGGTCAGCCCCTCCAGGTGGTCGAGGCCGCTCACCGTGGTGCCCACGGGCACTCGCTCGACCCAATCGTCGAGGTAGCGCCGACTGGTGTTGTCCGCGAGCTGCAGCAGCTCCAGGCTGACCGAGGTCTCCCTCTGCACGCCCAGCCAGAGATAGGAGCCCTCGGGTCCGTCGATGGCCGCGAGCGCCGTGATTTCGCCGCCCATGTCGAAGCGGTGCCAGCCAAGCACGCTCTCCAGCCGGTCGTAGGTGCAGGCCCGCAGCCCGCCGTCCCCCAGCCGGATGAACAGGGTGTCCTTGGGGTCCCGGGCGAACACCACCTCCTTCACATCACCCTCGGTGATGTGCTCGGAGGTGAAGGTGAGGTCCCGGGACACCCAGCCATTCACGTCGAGGGCGTAGTTCAGCGTTCGCAGCTTGCGCCGGTCCCCGGAGAGGAAGACCACCTGGTCGCCCACCGACAGCGCCTGGTGCGTCGCGGAGCCGTAGGCCGATTCGGCCCGGGTCTGCATGTCGCTGGTGGTGATTGTGCCCTTGCTCGAAATGATGGAATGCGTCTCGAAGTCGGTGCCCACCAGCAGGCTCTTCTGCCCGTGCATCCAGCGAATCGCCCCGCGGGTGCGGAGAGCGGCCTTGATGGCGTCCGCGTCTCCCGAACCTGTGGTGAAATTGAAGATGTCGCCGGACTTCGACGCCCAGATGGTGTTCCCCATCGCCGCCCAGAGCCGTCCCTGGTAGAGCAGCACCACCCCCGGGTAACTGGAGCCGGTCCACTCGGCCGGCTGCGACGTGAAGGTGATGGTGGTGAAGCTCCAGGTGTTGGCTCCGGCGTCGTAGGTCAGCACCCGGGGCGAGACGTTGGGGTGGAAGAAGAAGACCCTCGCTCCCGCGGTCTCGTACTCCACCTGCACGTCCGGCAGCTGCTCCTCGGTGTACGGGGTGGTCAGCTCGATGGCGCCCGACGAGGCATCCACCAGCACGTCGTCCACCGTGCGGTTCCCCTGCGGGAAGTCGCTCCCGAGGTCGAATCGGACCGTGTGCGTTCCGGTGGAGACCGGCGTGAACAGCAGCTCGAAGGTCCCCGCGCTCGGATAGGTGTCGGCGGCGTAGAGGCTGGGCCCGCTGACGGACACTTCCATCGTCGGAGAGCCGGACCCGAGCGTGAACCGGACCCGATGCTGCACGCCGGCTGTGGCGACCGTGAAGGTCTGGTACATCCACCCGTGGTCGTAGTCGTATTCTCCACCACCGATGGAGTAGGTGACCGCTTTCAGCAGCGCCTTCCCCGAGGACCAGACCGTGGTGCTGTGGTTGGTGTTGACCGTCCAGCTGCCCAGATTGGTCGGGAAGTCTCCGTTCGTGATGAGCGTGGAGCCGTAACCCGCGACCGCTCCCTGCCGGGAGTAGACGCGAGCCTTGGTCTCGAACAGCTCAATGGCGAAATCTTGCAAGGTGTTGGCCCGGAATTGGAGGAGCCGGGACTTGTTCGATTGCAGCGTGCCGATGTGCTTCGTGCCCCCGCGCATCAGCATCGACCCCTGCGGCCACTCCTCCCAATTCAGGCAGTAGGCCAGGGCCTTTTTGTAGATGTCGGAGTCCACGCGCCCCTGCAGCCGCCGGGACAGCTCGCCAGCGTTAAAGGCGGTCTGTACCGGGTCGAACAGCGGCACGCTATCTCCTGACGGCTTCGAGGTCTGACGGTCCCCTACGCTGCTCTCCCCGCCCCTGCATCCCGTCCAGCGTGCCCGCGGCCCGCAGGGTCGCACGGTAGAGCTGGAAGTGGTCGGCCTGCAGCGAGCGGTTCTCGGTCAGGGGCACGGCCAGCACGGAGGCCAGCCGATGTGCGAGCGCTATCACGAACTCCGGGGAGAACCGCGTCGGGTCCTCGACGCGGTGAATGGCCCGCAGGTTCACACCGTCGTCCGCGTCGCAGAGAACTTCGCGGCCCTCCACCACGAAGTCGATGTCTCCACTCTCCGTCACGTACACGTCCACCACGCGAAGCACGGTCGAGGGCAGCACGTAGCGGGAGGTCCAGCCGAATGCCGGGGGCGGCGTGGCCGGGGTCTCCAGGAGGCTGCGCTGGACCGCGAAGGACCAGTTCGCTTCCTCCATCACCGCGTCTCGCAGCATCGGGTAGTTCGTCTTGCAGAGCCGCCCAGCCACCGAGGCTTCATCGAGGCTGGCGATGCTGTCGGCCCCACACCACCCGAGGGCGAGATTGCAAATCTCGACCGCGCTCGGCATGGGCTACCTCCGGTCCTTCCTCCGCTTCGCCGGCTCCTCCAGCGTCTCCTGCTCGTCGAAGTGCTGGCGCAGCGCGGGGAGGTCCACTGCCGGCTCGGCTGCCGCAGCCACGCGCTCGGCCGCCTTGTCGGTCAGGAAGTCCTTGTTCCGCTCGATGGCGTCCTCCTCGACGATGGCCCGCAGAGGCTCGGTGGCCTCCTCCCAGGTCTGCCCTGCCACCAGGCGCTCGACCACCTGGAGCATCTGCGCCTCGTGCATCCCGACCTGCTTCGTGTTCGCCACCATGTTTTCCTCCATTCGTGAAAAGGAGCTGCTGGAGGACAGGAACTCCAGCAGCTCCCCTGTCACGTGCTGGTTAGCTCTCCAGGACGTGGCACCGGATGGCGTGCGCGTCCTCGACCCGGACGGCGCCCGCCGTGAACGCGGCGTAGACCCGCACGTCGAAGCTGTAGGTCGGGTCCTCCGCGATGCGCACCCAGATGTCCTTCGTGACGTGGAGGCCGATGGCCCGGCGGGTCATCGCCAGGTAGTAGTACTGCAGGCCGGTCACGTTGGGCAGCAGGTTCGACACCACCCAGGTGAAGCCCATCCACTTCTCCACGTAGCCGGTCGTCGCGAGCGCCTTCGCGTTCACGTAGTCCGAGCTGGTTGCCTGGGTGAGGTTGAGCAGCTTCTTCGCGCCGTTGGGGCGGATGACGAAGACCTTCTCCTCCTCGGGGAAGATTTCCGCCGTCATGAACTTCTCCTGCACGGAGGTGATGAACGCGAAGTCGAACGCCTGGGTGGCGCCGCCGAGCCCCTGGCCGACGGGGAAGCCGGTCGAGGTGCCGTCCTCGGCCTCCGTCGCGCCGAGGGCCGCCGAGATGATGAGGTCGTCGTACTTCCGGCGGATGGCGTTGCTCATCGCGATTGCGATGGAGGAGGTGGGGTCGTTGAGCACCATCGCGATGCTCTCGGGCTCCAGGGTGTCGCCCACGTGCCAGGTCGTCGGGGTGGACCGGCGCCGGGCCAGCGTGGAGGCGTTGTTCGGGGTGGCGGTGCGGGTGCCGTTCGTCTTCTGCGACACGCTCTGCTGCGCGATGGTGTCCCAGAGGTGCATCTTCGGAGCGTTGCGCTCCATGCACCAGTTCCGCAGCCGGGACTCGCCCTGCTGCGAGAGGTGACGGAGCGTCGCCTCGTAGTTCCTGATGTCCAGCGGTGAGATGTCGGCCATCGAAGCTTCTCCTGCCCGCGCTCGCGGGCGATGGTTTTACGAACCGTCGCCGCGAGTAGTCCAGGAGAACCCGGGCCCGCTGCTTGTGGCCTGTGCCCCCAGCCACCGAAGGACCGGGAGTAGTGGGGTGAGCCCCGCCCCCGGTAGAACGCAGGCTAGCCGGTCTTCATCATGGCTGCAAGCCTCTGCGCCCGTTCCCCCACCTGCTCTGCCCACTTCGACTGGCGCATCGCCTCGGAGGCTTCCGCGTACCGGCCTTCCTGGATGTAGCGAAGGGTATTCACGAAGGTCAGCAGCTTCCTCGGCCCCAGGTTGAAGGTCATGTTCACGAGCACACGCTGCCGGGCTTCAGAAAGCTGCGTCCACCAGGGAAGGGTCGTGTTCAGCCAGTGGACGGCCCGCTCGATGTCGTTCTGCAGGAGCAGCAGGGCCTCGGACTCGGAGATGCCTACATCCGCCAGGTTTCGCCCGACTCCGATGGTCAGCTTGCCCACGGAGTCCAGGTAAGGCTTCTTCCGCAGAGCCTCGTCTCGAAGCAGCTCGGAAACCATCAGCTCCAGGTTCACTTCGACTTCTCCCGCTCTGCCCTCCGCATCCGCAGGGTCTTGGGCCGGATGTCCACGTTCTCACCAGCCTGCGCCCGAACCACTGCGATGAGCGCATCCATCTGGTCGGAGGTCGTCTCGTGCAGCAGCATCATGTCCTCGTGCTGCTTGGTTCTCAGTATCCGCTCCGCGTTCTGCTGTCGCTCGTCCTTTTCGAGCATGTACCGCACGGTGAGGTAGTTCCCGCCCTGAAAGAGCGCGCCTATCACCAGGACCCAGACCGAGACGGTCTTTCCCTTGTCCCAGGAGCGTCGGCCCAAGGAGCGAGGAGGCAGCTCTTCAGTGTTCACTGGATGTCCGGGTCCACCACGGGCGGTCCGGCAATCCACCAGCCGGGGAGCACGCGCACGGTCTGCTTCTGGAGGGAGCCATCAGGGAGGCGCACCCACACCACCACTTCCACCTCCTTCGCCACCCGGTGGGGCACGGTCGGGTCCGGTATCACCGGCTGGGCCGCGCACCCGACCGACAGCATCGTGGATGCGACGAGCAGCTTCACGGTCATGCGCATTGGGAGATTCCTCCAGTGCAGTAGCACGGAGATGTAGCTCGTCAAGCATCGCCCGGGCAAACACCCGGGCGATGGCCTCGACGAAGGCTGTGAGCCAGCCTGGCACCTACTTCACCACCAGCTTCTCGACGCGAGCCGCCGCCTCGGGCGTCTCGGGCACGGTGCCGCCCGTGCTCTTCGCGCCCTTCGACAGGATGAAGCCGATGCCGATGACGAAGGACCCGATGAGCGCTTCGATGTTGACGCCCGTGGCGGGGTCTCCGTCGAAGAGCGCGATGGCCGCGGTGGAAAGCCCTGCGAGGATGGTGGCGATGCCAAGGAGGGTGAGGTTCTTCGAGGTTGCGAGCGTCATGCGGTTCTCCTTCAGGGGATGCGGACGGGCGACTTCGCCGCGTCCTCGGGATACGCCAGCGGCAGCAGCTCCTGCACCTTCGCCTTCAGCGCCTCGTGCAGCTCGGGGTTCTTTCCCCGGTTGAAGTAAACCGGATTGGAACGAATCTCGGCCAGCTTCAGCTGGGCCTCGGCAGGCGTCATCTTGCCGTTCCCGCCGCCGCCCTGGTTGCCGATGCCGCCGCTTCCGGCGTCGAGCAGCCCCATCTTCCGGGCCAGGCCCTCCATCCACTTCGCGCTCGCCGGGTCGATGGTGCCGTCCGCGATGGCCTTCTTCAACCCGTCCGGCGCCCCGGTCTGCTCCGCGAGCGCGCGGAACACGCCCAGGCGCTCGTCGTAGGCCGAGCCGAAGGTCTGCTTCAGCTGGTTCCGCGCCTCGTGCTGGGCCTTCTGCCGGGCCAGCTTCTCCGCGGCAGCGTCCTTCACCAGGGCAGAGAACTGCTTCTTCGTGTAGCCCCGCCGGGTGGCGATGCCGCGCAGGGTCTCCTCCTCCTCGGGGGAGAGGGCCACGTCGTCCAGCTTGGGGACCTCGTAGCCCTTCGCGTCCTTGGGCTTGCCCAGCTTCGCGAAGATGGTCTCCTCGACCTCCGCGCGCTTCGCCTCGTCCTCGGGCACGAGCACCAGCTCGGGCACTCGCTCCTGCAGCTTCGTGACGAACTCCTTCCGCGCGTCCGCGCCCGCCTCGGCGCTCGGGATGCGGATGGACTGCCCGACGTAGGTCTTCGTCTCGATGAACGACTTCGCGAGCGAGGCCACGTCCTTGATGTCCTTCAGGCTGGCGTCGTTCTTCAGCTCGTCCGGCAGTGTGTCCTTCCAGTCCATGTCACTCTCCTGTCCTGTGCCCCATGTCCCGGAGGTCGCACAAGTAGTTCATCACAGCCTGGGCGCCCACCGATAGCGCCATCAGGTACGGGTCGATTGGGGCATCGGCGCTCGCCCGCACCTGAATCGTCCGGTACTTCTCCTCCAGGAGACGGAGCAGCATCTGCCCGTCCGGGGTGGCAAGACACCGAGCCACCGCCGCAGCCTTCGCTCTCGTCTCCCGCTTCACCGCTTCCGCATCCATCGACTACTCCCCCAGCCTGTCTTTGCTTTCCAGTCGCTCCACTCTTTCCCTAATCAGGGACATCTGCAGCGCCAGGTCTTCCACCCTCCTCGCCAGTATCTCTACCCCGGATAGCTTCTGCACCAAGGCGTGGAGCTGCTTCTCCATCTTTCCCACGGAGGTGCTGATGGGTCCGTAGATGTTGGCGACCTGCGCCGGGTACTTGCGGCTCTCGGCCACCGCTTCCAGCATCTTTGTTTCACGGATGCCGGTCTCTTCCTTCCACGAATCCCTCCATTCCTTGTCTTCAGCAGCTTGTGCCTTGATGACGTATTTGAAGGCGTAGAACGCCGCCACCACGGCCACCGCGGTGCCCAGCCCGAATCCCAGCAGCAGCAGGGCCAAGTGTTCCGCCTTGTGCAAGATGTCCAGGCTCATGGTTGCTGCTGAACCTCCAGGGAGGCCACGCTCCACTTGTTGAGCGACGTGGTGGAGCACCCCGAGGTGTAGGTGCCAGCGCCGATGCTGCCGTCGTAGCGCGTTGCCCAGACCTGGTTGCCCGAGCCGTCTGCCGCCTGCGCCAGGACGGTGTTCGAGGTGGCTGCCGTCATGGTGGTGGCGTTCCAGCCCACGCCGCCGCCGATGACGATGGAGGCCGAGCCGGACGTGGTGATGGAGCAGTTCGCCGCCGTGCCGGTGCTGCTGGCGCTGTTTCCGCAGGTCGGCCAGGAGCCGGGCGCTGAGTTCGCCCCCTCGAAGGAGAAGACGGTGATGGCGCCGGCCTGCCCGGACGCGCTCCACGGGCAGGTGATGGTGAATCCTGAAGCCCCGGAGCTGGTGTACGCGGTCCAGATTTCCGTCACGTTGTCGCTGGTGCCCGTCTCGGTGCGCCGGATGCGCTGAGTCCAGCTGCCGATGGCCCCACCCGCGGTGTCGGTGAGCCCCGAGATGGTGGGTATGCTGCCGGCCGCGGCGGCGCAGACGACGGCCAGGAGGCGATTCGTGCCCACGGTGAGGGAGTTCGAGACGAAGTTCTGCGCGCCGTTGTAGGTCTTCTGGTTGGGGAAGCTGGCGTCGATGGCGAGCGTCGGAGCCCCGCCGCCACCGCCGCCATCCTCGACGAGGAATCCCATCATTCCGCTATTCGCGGAAGCACCACCTCCGCAGGCGCTCGTCGCCTGGGAAGCGGCGGTGTCGTAGCTGCCGTCACCGGCGGTGTTGGTGGCCCGGACCCTATACCAGTAGGTCGTACCACAGCTGACGGTGGTGTCGGACCAGGAGAGCGCCGTCACGCCGGTCTGGACCTCGGCGTAGGTGCCCGGCGAGCCGCCCGAGTCCGGGGCCCGCTCGACCTTGTAGCTCTCCGCGCCGCTGGCCGCGGTCCAGTTCACGGTGATGTTGGTGCCGGTGACCCCGGTGAAGGTGGGATTCCCTGGTGTCCCCGGGGTGGTCTGCGGGAGGAAGGCGAGCGAGAAGGCGCCCTTGTAGGTCGTCGCCGCCATCGTCACGGTCGTGTTCCCGAAGGAGCCAGTTCCCGAGTAGGTCCCCGTCTCGACACAATGGCCGCCACCGAGGCCCGAAGTGTTCGAGGAATCGAACTGCTCGGTGAGTGACGCGAGGTTTGCGTTGGTCCATGCCGAG